AAACGAACTCAATCTAAAGAATAGACAACTCAATAATGAAATTAAATCTATTCATAAAAGAATTGAAGAGATTGATGTTGAGATTAAAAAACTCAAAGATAACAACGTAAATCAAAAAGAACAATTTGTTATTTTAAAAAAATTAGATGATGACAGTAAAGTAATTCAAAAAACTATTACTGATACAAAAGAAGAAAAAGATTGTCTTGCCGCTGCTGCTCTTCTTCTAAAAGATAATGGAATCAAAACCAGAATCATTAAGAAGTATTTGCCAGTGATGAATAAAATGTTGAATGAACATTTACAAAGTATGGATTTCTATGTTAACTTTACACTGAATGAAAACTTTGAAGAAACAATCAAGTCACGATACAGGGATGTTTTTTCTTATGAATCTTTTTCTGAAGGAGAGAAAGCTCGTATTGATATTTCTCTTTTGCTTACTTGGAGAGCTATTGCTAAACTCAAGAATTCTGTGGATACTAACCTCTTGATTCTCGATGAAATCTTTGATGGATCTTTGGATCAAAATGGTACTGGTGAACTGGGATGGATTCTTAAAAACTTCGATAAGAATACAAACGTGTTTGTGATATCACACAAAGAACAAATGAGTGATAAGTTTGATAGAACAATTACTTTTGAGAAAGTTAAAAATTACAGTGTCCCTACTGTGACACTTTCGGAACTGTCCTAGGGGGTGAGCGATCACCCCTTTTTTCTTGTACAATACTTTCAGTTCAGGAAACAACCATGTCCGTCAACCACGAAGTAAAGGGTGCCCTTGCCAAACTGTTGGCTACCGAGAATCTAATCATTGAGCACAAAAAAGTTTCTACTGCTTGCTTTGATGTTTTGAATCGTGTTCTCGTTCTTCCTATCTGGGATAAAGCATCTGCCACTGTCTATGATCTTCTTGTCGGTCATGAAGTCGGTCATGCTCTGTATACTCCTACTGAAGATTGGTCTCAGCAATATAATATTCCTAAAGATTTCGTCAATGTTATTGAAGACGCTCGTGTAGAAAAACTGATGAAGCGTCGCTATCCTGGTCTTGCTAGAAGCTTCTACAACGGATACAAAGAATTGAACGATGATGATTTCTTCGGTGTATCTGGTGTTGATATGGAATCTGTTTCGTTGATTGACCGTATCAATCTTCATTTTAAAATTGGTGCTCATGCTTGTGTTCCTTTTTCTGCTGAAGAAAAAGTTTTTGTTGACATGACTGAGCAAGCAGAAACTTTTGAACAAGTTCTAGAAATTTGTCAATTGATTGTTGACTTTGTAAAACAAAAGCAAGATACAGTGCTTGAAGATTTTGCTCAGGCATCTCAAGAACAACAAGAAGTTGGTGAAGGTGAATCTGGAGATTCTCAAGAAGAAAGTAATAATTCTTCTATGAACGAAGGTGAAGATCTTGATGATGGAGAATCTTCTGATGAAACTCAACAAGGTCGTCCACAATCTAAAAAACAAAAAGTTGATGAGATGGTTTCAGAAACTCAAAATAATTTTGATAACAAAGCAGAAAAACTAACCAACAAAGCTAGGTTTGACGATCCTATGTACGTTGAAGTTCCTGTTGTTGATACCAAGAAAATTATTCTTGATAACAAAGATCTTCGTGAATATCTCAATCAACAATTTCGTTATATCGAATTGGATAAAAAACGTCACTACGGAGATGTCTTTGAAGAAGCTGATAAGCAGTTTGTTGCTTACAAAAAAGAATCTTCTAAAGAAGTTAATTATCTGGTAAAAGAATTCGAGATGAAGAAGTCTGCTGATTCGTATCAACGTACAGCAGTTTCTAAAACTGGTCTTCTTGATACTGCTAAACTTCATACTTACAAGTTCAATGAAGATCTGTTCAAAAAAGTTTCTGTCATTCCTGATGGTAAAAATCACGGATTGATTTTTGTTCTTGATTGGTCAGCATCGATGGATAATTATCTCATGGATACTGTCAAGCAACTGTTTAATCTTCTTTGGTTCTGTAAAAAAGTACAAATTCCTTTTGAAGTTTATGGTTTTACTTACGAATGGAATCATAGGTTGATTGATTGTGACTATGAATATAGCGATTGCCATGATATTTCTCATGGAACAATTTATATTCACCGTACTTTTTCTCTTCTGAACTTCCTTTCTTCTACATCTTCAACCAAAGATTTTCAAAATGATTGTTTGAATTTGTGGAGACTTGCTTTTAGTTTGTCTGGTAACTATGGATCTAAGTATCATGTTCCAGCTGGATTTGATTTGAGTGGAACTCCTCTCAATGAAACTGTAATTGCTCTCCATCAAATCATTCCTCAATTTAAACAAACTCATAAGGTTCAAAAACTGAATGTGGTTCTTCTTACAGATGGAGAATCAAATAATATTCAATACAATGTTAACCTCAGTAAAAAATATCCTGATGGTCCTGATCGAGTTGTTCAACATATGATGCATGAACAAGTTCTTCGTGATCGTAAACTTGGTAGGATCTATCAAAAATTCAATAATAGTCACATGCCTAACTGGGTGACAACTACTCTTCTTAGGAATCTTAAAGATAATTTTCCTGAAATGAATCTTATTGGATTCAGGATTCTTGCTGGTAGTGCCGCTTCTAGTTTGGTGAGAGATTCTCTTGGTGTTTCTCGTTACAATTATTTTAATAACGATGAAACAGGATCTCTTAAAGTTGCTAAAATTATGGCACGATGGAAAAAAGATAAGTCAGTTGAACTAAATGAAGGTGTGGGATATGATGCTCTGTATGCTATTTCATCTCACAATCTTTCTTCCGATACTGAATTTGAAGTTTCTGAAAATGCTTCTGCTAAAGAAATTGGTAAGGCATTCAGGGGTATGCTGAAAAAGAAAACGGTTAACAAAAAAATCCTTTCTTCTTTCGCCACCTACATTTCCTGAGTGCTGTGCCACTTTTAAAACTGTCTACTGCCCCTTCCCAGTGGGGGGGTTTTGCTTTATAATACTTACATCAACACATGAGGTCCTATGCCCCGTAAAGCTAACATCGAACAAACTGCTCTCGTTGAATATCTTTCTTCTAATTATGGTAATGAGTTTGGCAGCAATGCTGTGATTGCTGCTAGTGATCACTTCGGTGTTTCTTACCCTACTGTTACCAAACGACTGGAACAATTTAAGTGTGGTCATGGTCGTTGGAATCTTACTGTTCAAGAAAAACTGGAACAAACTTTTAATTCTCCTGCTGCTGTTCCTGTGGTTTCTATCCAAGAGAATACTGTTAAAAATCTTATTCCTATTAAAGATGATAACTTCGTCAGCTTTGGTAATTTCAGTGACCTTAAGAAAATTATTTCTTCTGGGATTTTCTATCCTGTGTTCATCACTGGTCTGTCTGGTAATGGCAAAACTTTCAGTGTGGAGCAAGCTTGTGCTCAACTGAAGCGTGAACTGATTCGTGTCAACATCACCATTGAGACCGACGAGGATGACCTGATTGGTGGTTTCCGTCTTGTCAACGGTGATACTGTTTGGCACAATGGTCCTGTAGTGGAAGCACTGGAACGTGGTGCTGTTCTGCTACTGGATGAGATCGACCTTGCTAGTAACAAGATCATGTGTCTTCAATCTATTCTTGAGGGCAAAGGTGTCTTCCTGAAAAAGACTGGACGTTATGTTCAACCCGCTGCTGGGTTTACAATCATTGCTACTGCCAACACCAAAGGTAAGGGTTCTGATGATGGTCGCTTCATCGGTACTAATGTTCTTAACGAAGCATTCCTCGAACGCTTTGCTCTCACGTTTGAACAAGAATATCCTACTCAAAAAACTGAACAAAAGATTCTTGAAAAATTGATGGCATCTTTTGGTGACAGTGACTTTGAGTTCTGTGAAAAACTTTCTCAGTGGTCTGATATCATCCGTAAAACTTTCTACGATGGTGGTATTGATGAAGTGGTTTCTACTCGTCGCCTTACTCACATTATCCGTGCTTTCAATATCTTTGGCAAACGAATGAAAGCAATTGAGGTTTGTGTTAATCGTTTTGATGATGAAACTAAAACTGTTTTCATGGAACTGTACGATAAAATTGATGCTAATGCCAATGAAGAACAACCAGCCCCGTTCTGAGTTTCATGGATATGTTGGCAGTCTTGCTATGCTTAACAGTGGCAAGACTGTCAGAATCCTTGGAGGTCACGATCTAAAACTATTTGTGAAGTATCTTGACGGATCAATCCGAGAGTGCTATCATGATGATATCAAATATATTATGGAGGAATAAGATGCAGTGGAAATACAATGAGGATAAAATCCTCAAAGATATTGAAGAATATATTGTTAGTACCTATGGCAGTCACTATTGTGGTCATGATGATGAGTATCGTGAAATTCAAACTATCGATTTGATGGCAGCAAAAGGTCTGGCACCTGATTTTTGCCAAGCAAATATTCTCAAATATGGTAGTCGTTATGGTGACAAAGATGGTCATCAGAAACGTGACCTTCTTAAGGTGATTCATTACGCTATGCTTCTGCTTCACTTTGATCGTCACTACACCCGTATTAACAATGGTCTTCAGGAGTTCAAATGAGTCAAATTAATATCTCAACCAATACGATGGCAGTGCTGAGAAATTTTGCTACCATCAATAGTTCTATTCTAATCCGTGAAGGCAATGTTCTAAAAACAATTAGTGTTGGTGAAAATGCTATTGCTCAGTATCGTTGTGAAGAAACATTTCCACAGACTTTTGGAATTTATGAACTGAGTAAATTTCTATCTGGTCTTTCTTTGTTTGATAATCCTACTCTTGATTTTGAAAACCAAGATTATGTGACTATCAAAGGTAAAGGAAGGAGTGCTAGATATTATTTTTCTAATCCAGAGATTACTTTGAAAGCTGCTCCTGATAAAGATATTAAATTTCCTGGAGCAGATATGGAATTTGATATTACTCAGGAAGATATTTCTGCTCTCCAAAAAGCATGGAACATCTATGAGATTCCTGATCTGAAGTTCCATTCTATTGGAGGTTCTGTTGTACTCAGTTTGGTTGATAAAGAGAATGAAACCAGCAACGTATTCTCTCTCAATTTGCCTGGAGATAATACTGGTGAGTATGAAGTCTTTATGAAAATGGAAAACATTCGGTTGCTTCCTGGTAACTATCGTGTTAAAATTTCCAAGCATCTAATTACTGAATGGAAACATTCTACATTGGATCTTACTTATTACATCGCCCTTGAACCTTGATGAAAAATTTTTTGTGGGTAGAAGAATACCGTCCTCATACTCTTGAGGATTGTATTCTTCCAGTGAATATTAAAAGCGCGTTTAAGGGTTTCATTGAACAAGGTGAAATTCCTAATCTTTTGCTGTGTGGTTCTGCTGGTGTTGGTAAGACCACTGTTGCTAAAGCAGTATGTGATGAGATTGGAGCATCCTACATTGTGGTTAATGGATCAGATGAGGGACGCTTTCTGGATACTGTTCGGAACAGGGTCCGTCAGTTTGCTACAACCGTCTCCTTGACCTCTGGAGGCGCCCACAAGGTCGTCATTATTGACGAAGCAGACAACACCACCAGCGACGTTCAACTGTCGCTTAGGACCGCTGTGGAAGAGTTTCATGGCAACTGTCGGTTTATCTTCACTTGCAATTTCCCTAACAAAATCATTGAACCACTTCATTCACGTTGTACTGTCATTGATTTTAAAATTAACAAAGAGGAAGAAGATAAACTTCAAGCAAAGTTTTTTGTTCGTCTGAAGAATATTCTTGATTCCAATCTTGTTGAGTATGATGATAAAATTTTGATCAAATTGATCAAACGATATTATCCAGATTGGCGTCGTCTTCTTAATGAAACACAACGTCACAGTATGGCAGGTTCTATTAATAGTTCTATTCTAGTTGATATCGCTGACGTTAATATTGATGATCTGATTCGATCTCTCAAGAACAAAGAGTTTACTGTTGTAAAGAAATGGGTCGTTGAAAATATCAACAATGATCCTACTCTTGTCATGAGAAAGATCTATGATTGTCTTTATGATACCTTAAAAGGATCTTCTATTCCAGAAGCAGTTCTTATTATTGCCAAGTACATGAAAGACATCACGATTGTTCCTGACCAAGAGATTAATCTTTTGGCATGTCTGACAGAATTGATGATGAGTTGTGAATTCAAATGAAAGTAAAAACTACACCACAGAATGTTAAAGAAGCAAACGTGGCGCTATTTCGTGCTACAATGAATCTACCAGAGGCTGCCGCTCATTGTGGTATGACCAACCGTGAAATGAAACACATTTTTTATGAATACCTTAAATACAATGCCCCAGACTATGAAATCCCTGAAAACTCCCCTAAGGTATCCTGGGGGGAAAAGTAGAGCACTACCTAAGATTTTTCAGTACATTCCAAATCTTACTGACTATGTTGAGTATCGTGAACCTTTCCTTGGTGGTGGTTCGGTAGCACTTGAAATAACCAAGCGTTACCCAGGTATAAATGTATGGGTAAATGATTTGTATAATCCTCTTTACACCTTCTGGTCTATTCTTCAAGAATATCCACAAGATCTTTATGAAACCATTAAAGGATATAAAGAAGACTACGGCACACCTTATCTTGCTCGTCAACTCTTCAATGAGATGAAGATTCAATTGAATCACCCAGAAGCAGAAGATTATTATCGTGCTGTTGCTTTTTATATTATCAACAAATGTTCTTTTTCTGGTCTGACTGAAAGTTCCTCTTTTAGTGCCCAAGCAAGTGATCATAATTTTACCATGAGTAATATTGAAAAACTTCCTGGGTATGGAGAACTGATTAAAGATTGGCGGATCACTAACTATAATTATGATAGTCTTTTGACCGATGATAAATCTGTATTTGTTTATCTTGACCCTCCTTATGATATTAAGGATAATCTCTATGGCAGAAAGGGATCAATGCACAAAGGATTTGATCACGATAAGTTTGCTAATGATTGTGATCGTTTTCTGGCTCATCAATTAGTTTCCTACAACAATTCTAATCTTGTTAAGGATCGTTTCAAGGGGTGGACAGCTGGAGAATTTGCACACACCTACACCATGAGGAGCGTAGGGTCCTATAATACAGATCAAGCGAGTCGGCACGAACTGGTGCTGTTTAATTATGAAGTGTAAAGTTCAACTCTATGTTGGTGGTAAAGTCTTTGACGAAATTGTTGAAGCAGTGAACTATCAGGATGCCAAAGAAACTGCTTTGGCACGTAATCCTAAAGCAAAAGTTATTAGTGTGACTGCTGTGTTTAAATGAAACCAGAATTAAAAGATTATCTTTATAGTATCAACCAATCAAAACAGAATATTTTAGATGTAGACAAAGAAGCAGAGCAAGATTATCCACCGTTTATCATTAATAAATGTCTATCAGGATTTACTGATACCATTCTTTATGCCAATGAGATGAATAAAAATTCTCATTTGCCTAAAAAATTACAATACGATTTTTTTATAAATAGTTTGAAACCAAGGAAGAGATTTTCTCCTTGGATTAAAAAACAAACTCTTGAGCATCTTGAACTGGTGAAAGAGTATTATGGTTATAGTCATAATAAAGCTCTAGAAGCATTAAGGATTCTCAGAAACGATCAACTTGATTTTATAAAAAAATCATTAAACAAAGGTGGAACTAAATGACAACTGATATTGAAATACAATGGCAACAATCTGATATGGTAGAGGTTGCTTTAGGACAACCAGATGACTTTCTGAAAGTCCGTGAAACACTAACCAGAATCGGAGTTGCTTCTAGAAAAGAAAGGAAGATTTATCAATCTTGCCACATCTTACATAAACAAGGTAAGTATTACATCGTTCATTTCAAAGAGTTGTTTGCTCTTGATGGAAAGAAAACTAATCTTTCTTTGAATGATGTTCAACGTAGAAATAGAATCATTCAACTACTATCTGATTGGGGATTGATTACTGTCATCAATCCAGAAAGTATTGAAGATGTAGCTCCTCTCAATCAAATTAAAGTTTTATCTTTCAAAGATAAAGATGAGTGGACACTGGAAAGTAAATACAACATTGGTCGTAAGAAGACCGAGATAACCGAATAAAAAAGTGGGGAGAACAACACTCCCCTTTTTTATGCTTTCTGATATATAATAATGATAGATGGGAGCAGTCGCTACCACTATACGCTAAAGCGGAGTCTTCGGATCCGTAATTCAAAACACTCGCTTATTTAAGGAGAACTAAAATGACAAACACATATACTTGGGATGTTTATACCCCATTTGGAGTAGGACTAGAAACTATTTTTAATCGTTTAGATTCTATGTCTGGTCATAATACTAATTACCCGCCATACAATATCATCAAGAATGATCAAGCTAATTATGAAATTGAAGTTGCTCTTGCTGGTTTTAAAGCGGAAGAAATTGAGGTCTCTACGGAACAGAACATTCTCCGAGTTACTTCTAAAGTTGAGAAACGAGATTCTGAAAGAACATATCTCCACAAAGGATTGTCGAAGCGTTCCTTCTCTCACAGTTGGCAATTAGCAGATGATGTACGTGTATCTAATGTAGATTTTGCGGACGGTTTATTGTCGATTTCGCTGGAAAAAATTATTCCAGAACATCAAAAGAAAACTGTGTATAAGATTGGAGGATTAGAAATTCCAGTTCCACAGTTTCTGACAGAAGATCGAGACTCAAATTTTCCTAATGAGAATACAATAAATAATAAAGGGTAACCCCAAATATCGTCGGCATAGGGCAAGGTTGGCAACTATCAACCGTTGCCCTTTTTATTTTTTTGTGTTATAATGATTCAAACAGTAAACTATTATGGAAGATATTAATAATGTCAAGATAGTGATGTTAAAGAATGGACAGCATATCATTACTAAAATAAATGAAATGTTTGCTGAAGGTAAAGAAGAATCTATTTGTTTCCTTTTTACTGCTCCGTTAATTATTACTTACAAACCTTCATCTAAAGAGGGTGAAGAATTTGAATTGTCTTTTACTCTTTGGTCACCATTTTCTAAGAGCGTAGAATTTAGAGTTCCGTTTAATGAAGTGATTAGTATTGGAGATCCTAAAGATGATGTCTTAGAAAACTATATGGAAATCGCTGGACCTTTGTTCCAAAGATTGAAAGAAATAAATGAAAGTCAACAAGAAAAAACAGATTTAAATTTTGAGGAAGATCTATGAGTACGTCTATTGTTATCCTGAAAACAGGGGAAAAAATTATTACCGATTTACAAGAAGCATTTGATGGTGATGACGAAAACAAAAAAGGTATTTGTTTAGTTCTCAGGCATCCATATGAACTTTCTTTGGTCCCTGTTGAAGAACCAGAAGATGGTATGGATTTAAGAATTGAATTTAGTAAGTGGTGTCCTTATGCTATTGACACTGAATTTAGAGTTCCATATGATTCTGTGATGGCTATTGGTAAACCAGATCCAGCATTAGCAGAAGCATTTGAAAAGAAAATTGAAGTAATTCAAGAAGTTTTGACAGATACTACCACTAACTTTTCTCTTCAACAGCAGGATATTGAATCAGTGCTTCAGCAAATTAAAAATACTCCTCCAACAAAATAGTTATGAGTGACTCAATTAAATTAATCAGATTTGATGGTGAATGGATTGTATCTGATATTGAAGAAATTGAGGATACTACGTTCGGGGATCCTGATTGTGTGCTAAAATACCCGTATCAAGTGGAGGGTAAATGCCTGGCACCTTGGCCAGCATATTCTGATCAAAGAGAAATAGTTGTTCGTTCTTCTGAAATAACTGTTCTTACAGATCCAAATACATTTATCCTTAGTTCTTATATTAATGTAGTTGCTGAAGAAACCGAATGAAATTTTATACCAGCGTTGAGCAATCTGGAAACAATATTCTAGTTCGTGGTTATGAAAATGGTAAACAATTTCAAGACAAAGTACAATTCAATCCCACCCTATTTCTCCCTTCATCAACCAAGGGAGAATGGAAAACATTGAATGGAAAGAATGTTCGCCCCGTAAAACAGGGCAGCATTCGTGATGCAAAACAATTTGTAGAAGAGCATAAAGATATTGAAGACTTTGAAATCTGTGGTCAAACTAGATTTCTAAATCAATACATTCTTGAAGAATATCCTGACGATGAGATTAAATATGATGTGAGTATGATTCGAGTATTCACAATCGATATTGAAACAGGAGCAGAGAATGGTTTCCCGAATGTGGAAGATGCTGATCAAGATATTCTGGCTATTAGTATTCAAGATAGCAATACTAATCGTATTACCGTTTTTGGTGCTAAACAGTTTGAGAACAGAATGGCGAATGTGGATTATATGCATTTCGACACTGAGACAGGACTTCTTAAGGCGTTTATACATTGGTGGTCCTCTAACTATCCTGACATCATTACTGGATGGAACGTTCAACTATTTGATATTCCTTATATTCTCAAGAGGGTAGAAAGACTTCTTGGAGAAAAAGAAGCACGATTGATTTCTCCGTGGGGTAATATTCTTCGTAGGGAATTATATATTAAAGGTCGTAAACAAATTGCTTATGACATTAGTGGTATTGCCACGTTAGATTATCTTGAACTATACAAGAAGTTCACATACACCAATCAAGAATCTTATCGTTTAGATCATATCTGTAGCGTAGAACTTGGTGTCAAAAAACTAGATCATAGTGAGTTTGATACCTTCAAAGAATTTTACACAAAGAATTGGCAGAAGTTTGTTGAGTATAACATTCATGACGTTCGCCTAGTAGATCAACTAGATGACAAAATGAAGTTACTTGAACTTGCTATTACTATGGCATACGATGCTAAGGTAAACTTTGAGGACGTATATTCTCAGGTTCGTATGTGGGATAACATCATCTATGTTTATCTTGCTAAACAAAAGATTGCTATTCCACCTAAGAAAGAATCTTCTAAAGATAACAAATATGCTGGAGCATTTGTGAAAGAACCGATTCCTGGAATGTATGATTGGGTTGTTAGTTTTGACTTGAACAGTCTGTATCCTCACTTGAT